GTGTACCGCCATCCTTCATATATTTTTCTGCAAAGAGATGTGTCGACATCTGTCCAGTTGGTACATACAGACAAGGAGGAGGCGTGATATGTCTGGATTGTCCGGCCGGCTATACTTCCTATGCAGGAGATCTCGTTTGCAGAGCTTGTCAACCCGGACAATATTTAGATTCTGGCCGCTTGTGTCAAAGCTGTCCCGTCAATACATTCTCGGGTGCGACAGCGAGTACGTCGTGTTCTCCGTGCCCCGCCGGTACGAGTACCGGATCACAGACCGGTAGAACTTCATGTACCGCATGCCCTGCTGGTCAAAGCTCAAACAGTGGTTGTGATTGCCAAGCTTGCCCTACAGGTTTAGTTTCTGTATCGGGTGGTCCGTGTACGTGCCCGAATCCGACACAAATACCAGTAAATTCAGAATGTGGAATGTGCCCCACGGGTGAACGTTACTACAATTACTATAAAACTCCTTCTAGGACTGTAAATCTAAGATCGAGTCAAGTTACAACTGTCCAAACTTACAACGGAATGTACTGTAATAACAATTGTGATTCCACACCGGGATGTGTAGGGTTTATTGCGTCCGAAGGAAGTCCTGGTACATATTGGTGTGATCTGATAATCAATATTGATAAGGACATAATAAACGACAATCTGACCGGTGCTTCTAATTCGACTGTATATCTCAAGAGCCCGGGTACTAACTGTTTATCCCCATGTAATCCCAGCATTCCACAGCCAGCAGGCACGTGTAAACCAGCGCCTGGATGTAGTCTAGGAGAACCCAATTGTTCATTGACATGTTCTGGTTCAGATCTCACATTGGCCCGGAATTATTATAGCACGGCAATGTCTGGATATTCTATGACCGTAGTTTCAACAAGAAAAGTAGACTCGGTGACCTGTGATATTAATTATACATGGACTCAAACATCAACCGGGGCGACGGGCGTCGATTCTCGGAGATTCAAGTACACTCCAGGGTGTACAAAGACTATTGTATCCATGGGAGCAAACTTAACAGGCCGGACACAATGTCCGGCCGGGTACAGATCTATGTTGACAAGAGAGGCCTGGGTATCTTTAGCAGCATCATCATTGGATACAACATTGTGTACGATTTGTCCGGCCGGAACATACAGTACATCGGCTGGAAGTACTTCATGTACGACTTGTCCAGCGGGAACAAGTTCAACAGCCGGAAGTTCCTCATGCACGGCGTGCTCAGGTGCAACACCGGTTTCAACTGCGGGTGGTCTTTGCCTCGCTTCGTGCCCGGCAGGATCTATTCGTGTTGGTTCAACATCTGCATGCACAGTGTGCCCAGCCGGACAGACTTCATCCGGTGGAGTATGCGTTGATTGTCCGAGCGGTCAAACTTCAACAAGTGGAGTGTGCTTTAATTGTCCAGGTGGTCAGAGTTCCTTGCCTGGCGGAGCATGTATGGCATGCCCAACAGAAACGCCGTATTCTTATCCCGGTGGTCAGTGTCTATCAGTTTGTCCAATTGTGAGAATTGGTCCTACATGCATGGCCGCCTGTCCGGTAAGAACATCGGCGACTCAACTTCCCAAAACAGTGTTAAATGGTGAATGTGTGGATGGTTGTGATCCTGGGTATGAAGTGAGAGCTGGTCTCGGTACAGGCAACACAATTGTGTATTCATGTGTACAATGTGGACTCGGACAGTATGGTTCAGGTGGTATGACTGCGTGCCGGAGTTGCTCGGCCGGAACATATTCGTCAAGTTACGGAAGTAGCTCGTGCACGACGTGTTCAGCCGGTACATATTCGGCGGCCGGAAGTAGCTCGTGCACGACGTGTTCAGCCGGTACATATTCGGCGGCCGGAAGTAGCTCGTGCACGACGTGTTCAGCCGGTACATATTCGGCGGCCAGAAGTAGCTCGTGCACGACGTGTTCAGCCGGTACATATTCGACAGTCGGAAGTAGCTCGTGTACAAACTGCTCAGCCGGTACATATTCGACAGCCGGAAGTAGCTCGTGTACAAACTGTCCGGCTGGTCAGAGCTCGACGGCTGGCGGGGCGTGCACGACGTGTGCAGCCGGTACGTATTCGACGGCTGGCGGGGCGTGCCAGAGTTGCCCGGCCGGTACATACTCTACAGCCGGAAGTAGCTCGTGCACGACGTGTTCAGCCGGTACATACTCTACAGCCGGAAGTAGCTCGTGCACGACGTGTTCAGCCGGTACATATTCGGCGGCCGGAAGTGGTTCATGTACAACTTGTATAGCCGGTACATATTCGACAGCCGGAAGTAGCTCGTGTACAAACTGCTCAGCCGGTACGAGTTCCCTCGGTGGAAGTGGTTCGTGCACAAATTGCCCGGTCGGTCAGAGCTCGACGGCCGGTGGTCCATGTGTCAACTGTCCGGCTGGTCAGAGTTCGACATCCGGTGGTTTGTGCACGACGTGTCCGACCGGCCAGACTTCTGTGGCTGGCGGTTTGTGTGCGGGGTGTCCGGCCGGTCAGACTGCATCGGCAAGTGGTGGATGTGTGAACTGTCCGGCCGGTCAGAGTTCGACGGCTGGTGGTTCGTGCACGAATTGTGCAGCCGGTTATAGCTCGACATCCGGTGGTCTATGTGGAAAATGTCCTGCCGGTACATACAACGCAACGGCTGGTAGTGCTTCATGTACAAACTGTCCGGCCGGTACGTATAATACGTCGACCGGAAGTACAGCCTCCTCGGCCTGCACGGCATGTGCAGCCGGTAAGAGCAGTCCGGCCGGAAGTACAGCCTCCTCGGCGTGTGTGGATTGTGCAGCCGGTACATATAATCCGACCGCCGGTGGTGTGTGCATGACGTGTCCGGTCGGATCATACAACTGGTGGGGTTATACGCCAAAGACTTCTTGTATCACTTGTCCAGCCGGTCAGAGCTCGCCGGGTGGTAGCGTCGCGTGTACAAATTGCCCGGCTGGTCAGAGCTCGACGGCTGGCGGGGCGTGCACGACGTGTGCAGCCGGTACGTATTCGACGTCCGGTGGTTTGTGTACGACATGTGCAGCCGGCACGTATTCAGCAGCCGGGAGTAGCTCATGTACACAGTGTGGAGCTGGTACATATTCGACGGCTGGAAGTGCTTCATGTACAAATTGTGGAACTGGTAAGAGCTCGCCGGCCGGAAGTACATCGAGTACTTCGTGTACAGCTTGTCCTGTCGGTTATTATAATCCGAATGCCAATGGTGCCTGCCTGGCGTGCCCAGCCGGTACATACCAAGCATGGACTGGACGTACTTCATGCATCAGTTGCCCGTCCGGTACAACTTCAGCGGCCGGAAGCTCTTCGTGCACCACGGCCCGCTGAACAACTCTTTTTTTTTCACAAGTAACAGTATATGAAGCTCGAGCTTTCCAAGCAGCAGCTCAAGTTTGGAATTATGGCGCTTATCGTATTGGTCGTCGTGATCTTTGCCATTGTCAAGTGGCGCTCCCGGTCCAAGTTTGAGTGGCCGGTCACCGGCACTACGGAAGCTGCCGACACAGCCTACAGCTCAAGCCTCGGGGCCTGCCAGGACGCCTACAATCAGGCGATGATCACCGCAGGCACGGACACGGCCCTCCAGCTCACCGCTGAGCGTACCCGGTCTTCGTGCATTTCGACTGCATCGGGCACGTACGTCCAGGCCAAATGTACAGTGGGCGGAGTCGCTATAACTGACGGCGGTGTACCACCAGCGGGTACGACGGCAAAAACAGCCTATGATCGTTATACATCAGATCAGACTGCAATTCAGGCAGCCTATGTGCCGGCCCAGCGCCAGATCGCAGCCGGTGATATTTCATACCTGAACGCCTCGCGCAAGGCTGACATCTCAGGAGCGACCCGCCGGTACATTGCAACGGCCTGTCCGTCGTTTTACAAGCCGACGAGCGGCACTGATCTCACCACGACGTATCAGGCGTGGACCATCGGCGACACTACAACGAATGGTCTCAGAGCGCCCCAAGTTACAGTCGCAAATATCTCAGCCTGGGCAGACTACGCTGGCGTGACGTACACCGTCAACGATTATTACAAGGCGGCCACACCAGCTGCTGGCGCTCCACTCACTACCCTCGGTCCCATTACGCTTGTAGGAACGACGGGTCTGGTGGTCGGCAACCCGGTACAGTTTATATATCAGACGCCGACGACCGTCTCGGGTGGTGTTGAGAGCACACCCGTCACGGCGGTCGGAAATGGCACGATCGCCTCCATCACTGGAAATCAGATTACGATCACTTTGACTGCAGCAATCTCGACGGGCGTTGTTCTCCCGATCAAGTCTACGATCGCCAAGGCGTTGAAGTCGGCGAGCACCAAGTGGAATCTGACTGACGGTACGACGACGCCAAATTGGAAACTGGCGAGAGATGCCGGCGCGGGCACTTATCCGCAGCCGACGTGGGCCACGACCGCCTAAGGCCGGTTGACGTAGGTCCAGAAATCCGGAAGATCTACTGTCAGAAGCCATGTCAAATTGACAGCCGTGTTATACCTCCATTCGAATTGGTCCGTCAGTACAGTGGTGTAAAAAGTCGTAAAAAATCTTTTAGTATACGGAGTAGCAGCCACAATAGATGCGCTTGAAGCTGAAGTCGTTCGTAGGTTACTATCAAATAAAAATTCACTTCCGGAGGCGTTTTTGATAAAATTACTTGGCCGCTGATACGGGTTTGTTCCGCCCGCGCCAGCAGTGAATGTTCCCCACGTGCTTGGACGAAGCATTAGTATACATTTATTGTAATCATCCGTATGTAGAGGTGGTTGAATGACATGTTGTACGGATGTCGTGGATGTTACACGCAAAGCCAAGCTGGTCTGGACATCTATGAAAATATAGCCGTTCGTTACATACGGTACGGCATGTAATGTGTATTTTCTTATATTGGGTGTGTAATTTGGCGTACCATCATAATTAGAAGCAAAGTTGTTTTGTCCTATGAAATACCATGTAGACATTGAAAAGGTTCCGACTTGGTCTCCGGAATAGGCATAGCCGGCCGAATAACCATCGCTCGTGTGCCCAAGAACTTGTTCTTTCCCTTGAAACCTAAAAGTCGAATATGTGAAAATATAATACTGATCTGTTGCACCTGATGCCGGTACGAGAAAACATTGAGTCGAAAAATTCGTCTGAGGATCATACGATGAAATCGTATAAAATCTAGGAGTAATGTTCAGATGGGATGCAAATTGATTTGAGGTGTCGTAGCGCATACGGTTAATCGCGTCAGAAGCCGTGGACATTTGTTGGGACACGCCGAGCTCATCCGTGACGGTGAAGTTGCTCCGATTAAAAGAACGGGGTGGACATCCGAAGCAAGCATCGAGATCCGACGTCGTAAACGTTTGGACGTCCGGCATATTGTTGATGATGTTCGCGACGTTGCTGTTACACGCGCTGGCGTTTTTGCAGTACTGACCTTGATTTCCAAGGAAAGTTCCGTCGCGTACCGTACCGACATTCGTGTTCGGGATGGTTTGTTTGACGAACGCCAACTTGTTGGCCGAAAAAGTGTTACTTGTCGAGTTGTAGAGTTGGCAGCTCGCCGCGACAGCAGCTGACCGAGCCGAGAAGTTGAACCCGACACATGCTGTACCGGCACTGTCACATGCCGAGGCGCATTCCTCCTCGTTGTTTACAGTAGGGGTCGATGTAACGGTTCCGTTAAGAGCCGCCATGGGCAAAAGATCGTAGCCGAACGGTTCGACGAGTATCGTCGGGAGATTCGCCTGTACATATTCTCCACTGCCAGGTGATGTTTCGTTCTTCTTGACGAGCACGGCCGAGTTTTCAGAACTCGTCTGGTATGTATCAAGGACGTATTGGGTATCGGACGCTCTTTGATCGACGTTTGTGTAAAAATCATAGCCGATATACCTACAAGATTCAAGACTGTCACACCCAGTTACGGCATTTTGGAGATTTGTTGGTAAACTGGACATGTCGACGGTCGCCGGAGCAGGGCGAATATCAGCCGGCAGTGTGTCTAGTGATGCCGCATTGAGTATCGAACACATCGATGTATCGGTGAGGGTCGCACCAGTGATGCACGCCTCACTCATACAACTTGCAGGTGTTTTTTTTCCTCGGTTAAAACATAATGAGCTCGGTCGAGATGATCATGAAACTTGTCACTGTCGCCGTCGTGATCGTCGTGATCTACATGATCATCGCAGGCGGTGTTACACTGGCGTACTTTTTCAGAACGGGTTCTGGCACCACAGGTGGGTTGTGGTATCAGGACCGTCAGAAGTGGATCCCCAAATCATGGATCCGCTGGGCTGGTTACCCTGCCGTATTCTCAAACATCTCGGGCCAGAAACCGTCGAGCACCTCGGTGTACAAGACACTGACGAACACTCCACTCAAAAAGTGTATGCTCGAATGTGACGGAGCCAACGATCGTACGACCACGAAATGTGGCGCCTTCATGTACAATCCGACATCGAACACATGCACACTATACGACGGCCTGAACGGTCTCATTCCGGACACATCGAGTAATGTTCTGTACTTTGTCAGTGGCTTCGACGCGACCGTCAAACAGTTTTTCAAGAATGCAGACAAAGCTCCACCGGCGGCCGGCTATGCCATCGTGACCAACAGCTCACTCGAAACGTGCGCGGCCAACTGTGCATCGAACGTTTTGTGCACCGGATTTACCTTTACTGGAACGTCATGCGGTCTGTATTCCGACATGGACGAGACGAAATTTACGGCCCAGACAGGCGTCACGTCCTATCCCCTGAAAGATCACACCGACCTTACTTCGGCGAGCGACGTCAAGTACTGGAGTTAGACTTTTTGAACATATCAAGTATAAGCGGTAAGACAAACATTACGAGCAGGACACAAACGACGATGAATACGATCGAACCCAGGCCTATACCCGAAAGACCATCTAAGAGACTTTTGAAAATATCGGCTGTACCGGCCGCAGTATCTTTGACCGTCTGATCGAGCTGGGCGTCGAACGAGGTGTGGATCGTTACAGTACCCTTGTCCTTGATGTCAATATTTGAACTGTCGGACGTTCCGGACTCGATCCGGAATTCGTGCTCACCCTTGATTTTTGTAGGACCGACGGTTTTGCCATCGACTTCAGTCAAAGTCGAATCCTTAAATTCGAGACCATCGGATTCCAGGATCCGAACGGCACTTGGAATACCTCCGGGGTGGCCAACCTTTTTGACCTTCCATGTACAAGCAACCTGGGTCGGCTTGCCGGCGAGCCAACTCGGAAGGACCGAATCACCTTCGCCCTTGATTGTTACCAGGCTGATTTCGGCACCGTCGGATGCCAAAAAGTGGGCGAGCGTCGCCGACAAAATAGCCGCCAGCGCGACGGCAGTCACACCGGCCGCAATCCATTTTCTAAGATTGCTCGGGTTCTGAGCCTGATTTGCTTTATCACGTGCGACCTGAGCACGTTCTTCTGGAGAACCACCGGTATTATCCTGACGTGTTCCTATATCGACATCGGCCGGTTTGCCATTCGCCGTGCTCCCAGGTGTCGCATTCGCGTCTGGCGTCGCGCCGGGCGTCGCGCCGGGCGTCGCGCCGGGCGTCGCGCCGGGCGTCGCGCCGGGCGTGCCTCCGGGACTGCCTCCGGGCGTGCCTCCGGGCGTGCCTCCGGGCGTGCCTCCGGGCGTACCACCGGGCGTGCCTCCGGGCGTACCACCGGGCGTGCCTCCGGGCGTGCCTCCGGGCGTGCCTCCGGGCGTGCCTCCAAGCCCGGGAGTTACAGAAGGTCCTGAAAAGCTGGGTGTAAGATATTCTTTTTGGGGGCTAACGGCTTGCAGAACCGTAGTGAGAAAATCCTGTACGGGCGACGGTTCATCAAGCTCGTCCAAGGTTGCCATCTAATATCTTGGCAGAAAATAATGCCGATAGGCACCGTGGTCCACCCATGGTACGAGGTCAATGGCCGTAAATACATTGACCTCGAACTTGACGGGCTTGTCAGACGAGTCAAAATTCCTTTCCGGTACAACCGGGTCATGTGCAACGTCTCAGGTATCGTGCCGATCCAGACCATTCCGACTGGGACCCGAGTTGATTGTCTGGTCGAAAACGTCATGGGACATCTCGTCTTACGTTCTATACGACCACTGTGACACGGTTTCCGACCCGAATCTTCGTGTCGATGTGGGCCGGGATCGGGTCGACGTAGTTCCAACCCTCTGGGATCTTCTGCAGCAGAACAAACGACGGCTGGAGCTTCTCCACCTGCATGTACCGGTTCTCATGCTCGTGGATCATCGACTCCATCGTGCGGCCGCACGTCAGCTCGTTCAGCGAGTCGGACATCATGATGACACCGGTCGCGTCATGTGGGCTCTCGAGCAACTGGAGAACATCCTCGGGCTTGAACACCGCCTCGGGGTCGATGCACATGTAGGCGTCAAAATCCTCCGTGCACGTCTTGAAGCACTCGGCCCGGGTCGCCTGCTGGCTCACCATCACTTGGTGGCCGCGCTGGGCGCACTTCATGATCAGATCCGTCCATGTCATCAGAAAGTACGGCGTGTATTTGGTGCCCGGCAGAATGAAACACAGCTTCATAGAGATACCGAGCGTCATTTCTCTATGTTGACACGGACGGGCTATGTGATCCCGCCAAACCCTGAACTCAAGCGCGAGCTGACCGTCCGGGCGATCGAAAATGCGCTCGGACTTCGGCCGCCGCCGTTCAAGGTGTTCAAAGAGACGACGAAGCACCTTTGTGTCCCTCGGTTTTTCGGCGAGGAGAAGCTTGGGCCGGCGCGCGACACCCGGCCCGAACCCATCGCCGCAAACATTCCATTCACGGGGGAACTTAGAGGTGTTCAACTCGAGGCAATCAATGCATACAAAGGTCATGGAGTTCTTTCGCTTGATGTTGGCTTTGGGAAGACTGTATGCGCTCTTGCTATTGCAGCACGCCTTGGTGTTCGGACCCTTATCATCGTTCACAAAGAGTTCCTGGCGAATCAATGGGCCGAACGGATTGAACAGTTTTGCCCTGGATGTACCATCGGACGTGTCCAACAAGACAAGTGTGAGCTCGATCACCCGTTCGTCATCGGGATGATTCAGACGCTGTGCATGCGGGCCCACGCGGTCGGCACGTTCGACTCGATCGGGCTCGTCATCGTGGACGAGGCGCACCACGTCGGTGCACCCGCCTTTTCACAGGCGATGTTCACCATGTGTCCCAAGTATACACTCGGCCTCACGGCGACGCCCGACCGCAAAGATGGTCTGACGCGGATCCTGTACTGGTTTCTCGGAAACTGCTTCTACGCCAAGCACCGTGAATCGTCCAAGAACGTCCGGGTAAAACGTGTGCCGTTCATTCACCCTGAATTTCTCCGGCCGCCGCCCGTCTCCCGGCTCGGTAAGGTGTGCCTGGCCACGATGGTGAACGTGCTCGTCGAGCTTCCGGAACGGAACGAGCTCCTGCTCGACATTGCACGCGAGGCGGCGACTGATCACCAAGTTCTGATCCTTTCGGATCGCCGGGCCCACTGTGAATGGCTCGTGAGCGAGCTCGGCGACTCGGCCGGGCTCTACATGGGCGGCATGAAACAGGAACTTCTGGACGCGTCGGCCAAGAAGCGCATCGTCGTCGGCACCTTTTCGCTCGCGCACGAAGGACTCGACATTGCGACGCTCAGTGCCATCGTGCTCGCGACGCCGCACTCGGACGTTCGTCAGGCGGTCGGTCGTATTCTCCGAACCGATGGTCCAAAGGTCATTTACGACCTTGCCGACACGTGGAGCGTCATGAACGCTATGTTTCGCAAGCGAGCCAAGATTTACGCCGACTGTGGATTCACGATCGAGCGGGCGCAAGAGGATGAAGAGCCGGCGCCCGCGTCGATTTTTCAGCAAGGGAAATGTCTACTGTAAGTAGAATGCAAGACGCGACGTATGTTGTTGTGGCGCTCGCTTTGTGTATGCTCGTCCTGCTCGTGTTCAGCCTGAACAAGCCTCGGCCTCAATCGATGATGGACATGGCTGAATTCAAACACTTGCCGTCCGAGTTGCGGGCAGCGATCCGACGCATGCTTCCGGATCCAGCGGTTATTCGTCAGAGATGGGCTTCGATGACCCCTGACCAAAAACAGATGGTTATTCAACAGGTTAGTGGTGTGATTCCACAGCCGAGACCACCGCAACCGGTACAGATGCCCGAGCCCACACTGGAGCCAGAGCCTGAACCCGTACCAGTGATCGAGACTGTACCGGAGCCGGTGGCCGAAGCATCTCCTTTGAAAAAGGGGTTTCTTCTAGGCGATGCTAAGAAGAAAAACACCAAGGACAAAAAAAAGAACAAGGAAGTTACACTCGGTAGTGTCGCTCCTGAGGACAACGCGTCTAGTGACGGGTTTCTTGGGAGCGACCAGTGAGGCAGGTGGCTCATCGATTCCAAACGGAGCATATGCGACGCCCATGACGTACCTATTTTAGTTCAAGAATAAAAACCAGGGGAGAGACTCCCGCTGTGAGAGAGAGTCAAGAGGCGCAGCGCCTCTACAGTACAACCTCCTTCTTCTTGGAGGCCGAAGGCTTCTTGCGCTTTCCGCCTGCACGAATGTCCACTTCGCGCGTCTCGGAGCCCATATCGACCGAGACGATGTCGGACACCTCATCCTCCTCGCGCGTCTCGCGTGGTGCCGGCTCGCGCGTGCCCACTGGTGGCGGCGGACCCATCATACCAAACAGAGCCGACATGTCGAGGCCGCCGCCCATCGCCGGACCCTGCATCTCGCGCCGGCCGCCTGAAGACGCCGCCGGTGCTGCCGCCCCAGCCTGGGTACGCTGGACGGCGTCCATCATATTCTTGACGAGGTCCGGGTTCTGCTTGAGCACCTTGCCCATGTCCGGCATGGCCGACTTGAACATGCTGTTCGTCAGGTGGAACATCATCGCCGAGCCGCCAACCATCATGATCAGCTTCACCTCGGGTGCGACGTTCACCTTGGCGTTGTACTTTTGGTACAGTTCCTCGAACACCGAGTCGTAGTCCTCCTGGTTCTCCATGACGCTCTCGGACCAGCCGTCCAGCTGCAGGTCGAACGGGTCGAAACGCTTGTTCAGAAACTCCAGACCAGTCACACACGCAATCAGGATGCGGCGCTGAAACCGGATGGCACGGTCGGACTCGATCGCATAGGTCAGGCGCTTGTACTCTGTGCGAATCTCCTCAATGTCGCTGTAGGCAGTCAGGCGGGACGAGGTGTGCATCCCGCGCTTGGCCAGGCGAGCAATCTTGTTCAGCAGGTCAGCCTTCTCGTCCTCGATCGTCTTGTAGCCCTCGCTCGGGCCGCTCGGCATACCGCCACCGCCGGGCATGCCGCCGCCCATCTGAGGGCCCTCGTCCACCTCAGGACCGTCGCCGCCGTCCCAGGTCTCAGCCATCGGCGGAGGTGGCGCCGTGCTCTTCATCGGGTTGACGAACATGTTCATGTCGGGCTCGTCCGTCTCACGGAACGTCTGAGCTGGTGGAGGCCGCCGAATCAGCGGACGGGTCGGTGCAGGCTTGCGTACCGGGACCTCCTTCTTCTCGGGCGCCGAGATGGAAATCTCGTCCATCAGGCGACGCTCATCGTCGTTCAAGTTCAGCGACATCCCAGTGTCGATCGACAGGTCCATACTGTCAGTATTAAAGAAAGGAACTTTTAACCTTTAACGCGCTACTTTTTTCCTCGGCGTACTAGTAAATGAAGCCGACGAAGATTGTTATGATTGCCCTCCTGCTCCTGATCCTGTACCAGGTCACCTTCGGCTCCAGCGGCCGTAGCTACATGCGCGACCTGTCCACCACCCAGGGCAGTGCGGCCGCCAGCGGCCCTGCGAGCATCCTTGACCTGAAGACCTCCCTGGGCTGCCAGCCCAGCGGCTACAACAAGGACTCGGCCTACTACACCAAGAGCCTGACGCCCGGCGGCCCCTGCGGCGACATGGACTATGTCCGTAACCAGCAGCGCGACTACGAGATTGACGGCGGCATCGGCGGTTCCCTACTCGCCAAGTAAATCTAGGTATAAAATATGCAGACTGATGCGGTCGTCTGGGCGATCATCGCCCTGATGACGGTGTGTAACAGTCTCACGGACATTGAAGTCATTCATGGCCGGTATGAACTTGGTCCGAAACACAAATTGAATATTCTCGTTCATCAATTTGTGATTTTGACGGCGATGCTCGGTCTCTTTTTC